GGTCCTTTCGGACCCCTTCGTCGGAAGTAATTCCGCTAATACCATGCCGTGAGGTTTAGGTATTAGATTGAATGGACAATGAATTGTCCTCTTCTCTGCGGGAATGATGTGTACTTACACAAAGTGCATTTCATCCTACGACAGATATCTGTCGTTGATTCTTCAACTCAGGAGTATGTAATGGCCCTCATTCGAAAGGTTATCTGGAGGAAGCAAGAGAACTCTGTCCAAGGCAGTGTTGCGACTTGTTTCTTGTGGCCCCAAGGGGTCACATGGAACTCGTCGGGCACTAACCAAGGCGGAGAAATCCTTACTGAATTCGATAACCCCGATTGGAGGCAAGACATTATCAGAGGGCGGTCAGCTACGACTCCCTTCCTCGCGGAAGAGATCGAAATTGACTATACACCAGGGTATTGTGAATCCTGGCGTTTGTGTAACCAACCTGCGGGCCTTCCCATTGAGGGCTGGGCGATCCAAAAGGTCACCGGCTATCTCAATGATGGGTTCTCAGATGTTAGTACACCCTCTGCACCTAATGCGTTGTTGAATCAAATCGTTGACGCACGTGCTCGTCTGAAGTTTATCAAGCGCGCTCGTTCAGTTCAGGGCTCCTTCCAAGGAGCTACTTTCCTGGCCGAGTTAGCTGACACCCTTCGGACTATACGTAATCCTGCGCGGGCATTGAGATCATCAGTTGATGATTACAGTGCTGTGGCTCGCCGTCGAATTCAAAAATCGATAGGACGAGATCCACGCGGTGTGCGTGTACGGGATTTGACTGTACGTCAATCTCGTACTGCACAACGTGCTTTGTCAGACAGTTGGCTGGAGGCCCAATTTGGGTGGCTCCCGCTTATTGGCGACATCGGTAATGGACTAGATGCGTACAACAAGTTTGCTGATCGTCTTGCCCTTGACCGCGTAGATGCGGTCGAGGAAGAGATCGGTGAGCCTGTTACTACGTTTCATACGTCAAGCATTGCCGACAGCTACGACTGTCGTACGGAGGTGAGAACCTACGAACGACAAGTAGTGCACTATTACGGCGCAGTGAAAGTTAATATGACTTCATTCTCATCTTCGCTGCAAGAGGAAGCGGGCTTTCGTGTCCGCGACTTCCTACCAGCGTTGTGGGAGTGGATACCATATAGCTTTCTAGTGGACTATTTCACCAATATTGGTGATATAGTGGAAGCGGCCTCCTTCCCTCGGTCTAATTTGGCATGGTGTGCAAGGACCTACGTGAAATGGAATGTCCGGGACGGTTCCCGGATGACCGTTACACGAAGTACTCCAATTGCATACCCTCTGACGAATCATACCAAGGTGGTTGCCTTCTTCCCGTCTTCGATCATAATACGCCGTAAGTTAGTCTCGAGGGCACCGTTCGAGGGCTCCTTTGTTCCGTCGTTCGAGGTAGAAATACCTGGGATGAGGAACTTCAAGAAGTACCTAAACGTTGCGGCTCTTGTTCACTTACGGGGGATGAAGCGTTAGGAGAAGATTAACCCTAGTAATAGGAAGTCTTCTGACCGAAGCGTCGATTCCGATGTTAACCCCTACATAGAGGCCAACACAATGGCTTTTTCGCCGAGTTCGCCGGTTACAGGTACTGCCCAAACGGGCCTTACCTCACCGACATACACACTCACTGCTGACCAGCCACCTGTTTCTCATTCGAAACAGTACGCTGTTACCGCCTTGGGTGGAACCCAGACCGGTGTTGAGGTTCATGCAATGAGCCAACCGTTCACATTAGCTATGTTTCGGCCGGCGGTCCCAAAGACCATCGGAGTTCCGAACCCAGCTGATGGGGTTATCCGCAATATCCCTCGAAACGTTTCGAAGGTTATTGTTCGCAAGGGCGTCAACGTTGCCGCAGACCAGGCTCCCGTTACCGCGGTATTCACACTCACGTGTGATATCCCGGCCGGAGCCGATGTCTACGACCCGGAGAGCGTCCGAGCTGCGTTGTCATGTTTGTTTGGAGCCTGTTCCAGCACTTCTGCTGGTATCGGAGACTCTGTCGTTAACGGTGTCCTCTAAAGGGACCTCGTGTATAACGGCCGAGTTTTCGAAACAGGAGCTTATAAATGCGTGGTCAGACCCTCATTCGGTATTTTCTCCTTTCCAGGAGCAGATGCCTTTTGCGGTTCTGATCTCGCAGGCTACCCCTAAAAAGGTAGCTTGAGCGCCCAGACATTCATGACTTCGGGAGAACAGTATGTCCGGCATTAACCGGCAAGTGCTTCTTTCGTGCCTTCGCTCAGATCTTCCGTGTGACCAATTTGCGGACAAAAAAAGTCCGTTCTTTGACCACAAGGATGTAGCCGTAACAACGCTCCTGGGAAGCGTCTTCAAGAAATTTGAAGACCCTAATCCTGAGGCGGATGCCAAGGCTGTATCTAAGTTTCTCGCAGTGAATAAAGCTGCCGGAGCTTGGAATCTCGCTACTGACCGACTGCAAACTTGGGATGAGGAAGTTCTGGGTACCCTAAAAAAGTACTTAGACCAGTTCTTTCATCCAGCAGGTGATTTACTTGTCCCTAGTTTCGATTCACTGTTTCACAACGGTGACTTGGGACCCGGGGCAAACCTGTTCGGTCGGGGAGGAGACTTCTATACCAAGATGTTTTCCTCTAAACTAACGGTAACGAGTCTAGAGCTGTACACATCGTACAGACGTTCCATCGCTAACCTCCCCTCTTGGTCGATAGCCGAAAATCAACGGCTTAGAACAATGGGTGGCCCGATGGTCGTAGAAGGTAATCGCATATCCTGCGTACCGAAAAACGTCGATATCTCTCGTGTAATCTGTACTGAGCCCACACTAAATATGTGGTATCAGCTCGGATTTGGTAACATCATACGCGATCGGCTTCGTCAATCCTTTGGGATTGACTTGTCTTCCGTGGCTGATGTGAATCGAGAGATGGCGCGATTGGGTTCTATTGAACCACCTATCAGTTCCTTTGTAGATAGGCGCAGTGCCGATGAAAGTCGGTTTTGCACTATAGACTTGGAGTCTGCAAGTGATTCGATGAGCCTGGCGATGTTGAGATACGTACTCCCGAAATGGGTTTACGACCTCCTCGTCGACCTCAGGTCACCCTATACTAGGTTGCCCGGAGGTTCTCGCGTCGAGTTAAACATGGTGTCTACGATGGGTAACGGTTTTACGTTTCCCCTCCAGACTGCCTTGTTTAGCTGCATCGTTGCTGCGGTTTACAAGCAAGCGGGTATTCCCCGCAAGCGCGTAAACGGCCCAGAGGCTAATTACTCCGTATTCGGCGATGACATAATTGTAGTCCGAAAGGTCTACGATCGTGTCGTCCGAGTCTTGGAGTTGTTGGGCTTTGTGGTAAACGCAGACAAGTCCTTCTCGGAAGGACCGTTTCGTGAGTCTTGCGGGAGTGATTATTATAATGGTCACTTCATCCGGCCAGTCTACATTCGTAGACTTGACGGCGTGCAAGATACTTACGTCGCCTTCAACAAACTCATCAGATGGGCATCCGTACACGGGTTTAGTCTCCCGAGTACGGCGCAATATCTGCTCAAGAAGGCTAGGTTTAACCCTATACCTTTTTGGGAGTCTGATGATGCTGGTTTCAAGGTCCCTGAGGGGATGGTTCCGCAATCGAAAAGACAGTTTCTCAATGGCTCGCACGTTTATAAAGCGTGCGTAACAAAGAGGGCCGTTATTAGATTGCATGAATCCTCCATTTGGGTTCCAAGAGGCCAGCGTTACCGCGACTATAACCCTTTGGGGGTGTTAGTTGCTGTAACTAGAGGCGAATTTCGGGACGGCGAACTCACTCCCCGGCAAAGGGGTGGGAGAGTCGTCTGGATCAGGAGAATTTCCCTTAATTGGGATATTCCTCCTGTGTCCGATTTGAGAGGTTTTCTGAACATTGAGCGCATCGCTTTTAGGGATGCATCTTTGTTCAGGTCGACCTTCGGACAAGCGATCTGGCCCGTTGCGGGTCAGGTTGATGGGGAACGGTGTAAGACCGTTCTCTATCGATCCTTATTTAAGGATTGATAGACCCAGGGGTGAGAAACCCCTCCTCGGCTG